TAGGTTTTAATTTTTTGGGTGGTAAGTTGGTAGCAGCTATGGTCACCTCTTCGGTAGTTAGAGATATGTGGAAAAAGTTGTATAATCAAACCTTAGTTGGATTATCCACCACATCATTGTATGGCATACATTCAATGTACAATGGAATCCCACATTGGAAAACCTTAGGAGAATCAAAGGGTAGAATCAGTTTGAAGCCAGATGATTCATCATATGATGTTTGGCATGATTGGGTTAAGGAAAATAAATCAGAAAGATATCTCAGAGAGACAACACAAAAGAGTGGTGTGGCAGGGCCAGTTACAGGTGTTAAACAAAAGATAATCAAAATGATTTATGATGAGTTGGGATTAAAGTTAAAAGACTTTGAGCATGGATTTCAAAGGGGTATTTATTATGCCGATATGTATGAGAATGGTAAACTATTCTTGAGAAATGAAATCGATGAAAAAGATTTGGTTATGAAAAAGAAATATGTTGAGGATATGGATTACATAAATAATTGGTGGAAGCCAAAGGCTATCAGAAGATATTCAAAGTTATTGGATGAAAATAAGATTAAGCCAGAGAAGTTGTTCTACGCCGATGTATTGAATACGACTTGGGATGAGACAAAAGCTAAATACTTAGGAGAAGTAGGTAGATAATTGAATATATTTGATTTCACAAAAGATGTAGACAACGACAAAGAATATAAATATAAAATTCTTGTATACCCTAATATAACGTATATGAGAGATTTAGAG